AAACTATTAACAAATATTTCCGTGAATATCTAGTGAATTTCGATTATTTGGTGCGTGCTATCGAAAATTATGGTTTTGTTCCAGTTAGTGATGAAGAAGCTCGTGAAATGGGATTACCAAGTGGTATAGGTAATTTTAAACAGCTATATGAAGCCAAATATCGTATGACCGCTGACGAAAAATATATCTCATATTTTAATAATTATTTCGTATTTAAAAAAATTCGCACAGTAGACGCTGAGAAAGTACGACTTGGAGAAACAGACCAATCGCAATTTGAAGTGAAATTAAATGTTGCGGATACTGAAAAATTGCGTGGAAAACCCACTAAGAAAAAGAAGAAGCTTGTTATCCGTGGCAAATAGATAAATTATATAATTTAAAAATTCAATATTATATAATTTTTTTGTGTTTCTAGACTTACATACGCTTACGTTTACGCGTCTTTTTTCCTTTATGTTTTTTTGTTTTATTAGTATTTGTTTTCTTGTTACCCTTTCTGGTTTTGTTACCCGTTTTGGTTTTTTTACCCTTTCTGGTTTTTTTACCCTTTCTACGTTTAGGTTTTCCTCCACCCAGTCCGTCTGGACCCTCATTACCAGAGCCATGTTTATGAACAAAGGCTGGTTCAGGTTCTGGTTCTGGTTCTGGTTGCTGTGATAGTAATTCATTATACTCTGCTACAAGTGTTTCTTTTTCAAGTGGCACGTTCACTCCTTTAAAAATATCAGGATTATTTCTTATATATTTTTCAGCTAAATCACTTATTATTAGCTCGTTAAATTCTGTAATTTTACCTTTTTTGTTAAGAATAGTTCTAATTTTTTTTTTTAAATTTCTTATTGCTCTATCTTTTAATGACAATCTTGATGTTCCTTCCCCTGAAACAGTACCACCTCCTGCTATTCTTAATTCATTATTTTCAAAATTAAAGGATGTACCATCTACTTCAACTAATTTTGTACGACGATCAGAATATACTTTTTTGTTTCTTTGAACTTCACTAATTAATCTTTCAACCATTGGTTTTTGTGTGCTACTACATTCTTCTTTTTTTCTATTTAAAGCAACTATTCGTTCTCTTAATAAAGATTGCTGTCTGAGAGATAATAAATTATCAAAATGGCTTGCTAATTCATCTTTTGTATCTAATATTTTAGCTTTACATCTAGATATAGATTTAGATTTACTATATGGAGAAGTGTATTTTCTTTGTAGTGTTATTGGTTCCCCGGGTGAATATTTATCCCATAGTCTTTGTATTTGTGGAGAAGTAGTATATCCAGAATCAGGAGGAGATAATCTAACTTTTTTAGCTTCTAGAATTTCATTATATTTTGCTAATACTTCATCACGACTATGTAATTTTTCTGTATTATAATGTAATATATCATCAACAACTTTTTCACGAAAAGATATTTCTATATCTTCATCAGCAGCGGCCCATTTTTGTGCTTCAATATCGTTTTGGATTAATAATTTGTGTAATTCTTCTAATTTATTACATTGTCTTGTTTTATTTTGTAAAACTATTTTATGAGCTATAAAACCAGGCGAGGCTGCACCGTGTTTCTCCTGATCCTCTCTTCTTAGAGCAACTATATTATTACAAGCTTCTATAACTTGTATTCTTTCATCATTATCTAATGTCATAAATTGTCTTATCATATCATTTGCATATAAATCGCCTGTTGCCCACTCAAAAAATTCTTCTTCTGTTAAAGGATCTTTTTTATCTTCATCAGAAAGTCTAATTATATCACCTTTAACTATTTCTAATATATCTTTATCAGTAACACCAGGAAATAACGCTCTTACAAAAGCTTCTTCTGCTCTTCCAATATCATTTTTTTTTGGATCAGAATCATCAAACGGTCTTCCTATTGTTCCTCCATAATGAGTTCTCATTTACGTATACATTATATATATAAAAAAATATGATTCTAAATATACCTAAATATAGCTAAATATACCTAAATAATACATTAATGATAATATATAATCTTACACGAAATAATAGCATTATACCAGAAAAATCATTAAGATTAAAATTATCCTATCATGAAAATTTGGAGTTATTTATTTCAGACTCTCTCTATTTTTTTTTAACAAAAGGCAAACAACGTATAGATAATAATGTAAATGAATGGGATAATTACAAAAAAATTACAAATCCCTATGAATTTATACACACTCCAATTCATAATAATACGCGTTCGGTGTCAAGTTATGAAGCTGTATCGCGGTCTTTTTTCAAGATGATAGAAATAGTTAATTTCTATAATATTCTAGAACAATTTCACCACCGTTCAATAAAAACATTTCATCTTGCAGAAGGACCAGGTGGTTTTATTGAAGCCATGATGTTTTTAAGAAATAATACAGAAGATGTATATCATGGAATGACACTTATTAATGAAAATAGAAATGTACCACGATGGACTAAATTGCAGAATAAATTTCGTTTTAATTCACGGATTAAATATGAATATGGTGTATCCGGAAATGGCGATTTATTAAATGTTAAAAATTTGGAATATTGTTTCAACAAATATGGAAATTCTATGGATATGTTGACAGGTGATGGTGGGTTCGATTTCTCTGTTAATTATGAAAAACAAGAAGCCTCTTCTACTAAATTAGTTATGGCACAAATAATGTATGCCGTGTTATTACAAAAGAAAAATGGCACATTTATATTAAAAATCTTTGATATATTCCGCAAGCCGACAACCCAACTTATATTTCTATTAAATTCATTATACGAGAATGTCAGTATATGTAAACCAAAAACAAGTCGATTCGCCAATTCGGAAAAATATATAGTATGCAAAAATTTCAAGCTAGAAAATTCCTCGGTTTATCTCGACGCATTTAAAAGAATTTTAACGAGTTTTGAAGATAAGGGAAAACACATCCACTCTATTTTCAACTTTGATATTCCGCTGAAATTTATGAATGAAATAGAGGAACTAAATTGTATTTTAGGTAAAAAACAATTAAATACAATCCATAGCACATTGATGATGATTCAGGAAAAACGCACAGATAAAATCGATAAATTCACAAAATTAAACGTAAATAAATGTATTGAATGGTGTAAAAATAATAATGTACCCTATCATACAAAAAATAATCAAAAAAATATATTTACCAGTGTAAAAACTGGATTATAGATTGATTTACAATAAAAATAAAATATGATGATATAATAATATTATGGATAACACTATGAAACTTCGTATTGCATTTATTTTATTAGCAGTATTTTCTCTCTATTTTTATGGAATTAAAGAAACTTTTGTTAGCGGAAGTGGAAAAAAACTTAACCCCGATAATTATCCAAGTGAATTATTATTAAAGGATTGGTATCCAGTTCAGAAACCAGCTCCACATCCATCGAATTTTGGAGAAGAAGACCAATACAAAAATTATCCTATCTTTCCAGCGCACTCGACAAATATTAATAACCTAAAACAATGGCGTAAACCAAATAATGGTAGATGTGTACGCGCTGAAATGTGTGGTGATTTTTATGAGGATAGAAGTGTGACACTCCCTATGCCAGCACAAATGCCAGGATTCGATAATGGAATTCGTGTTAATTTTTATAATGCTGATTGATTTTATTGTCTAACGAATATATAAAATCAATGAAAATATCAGGAATATTATTATTTATTTTAGTTATTGTTTTATTAATGGCCTCGTATCATGTTATTGAAGGATTTAGAGGTGGCAGACGAGGTGCAGGTGGCGCCCGTCGAGCTATGAGACGTGCAGTTGCTCGCCGAGGAGGTGGACACCGTGGTCGTCGCGGTTTCCGCTGGCGTCGAGGACCACGCACAGTTGTTTACGATTCGCGACCTTACTATTATGGAGGATGGCGCGATTACTACTATGGATTACCATACCTTGCCTCTTATATGCCTTCTTGGTTATGGGGACCTCGATGTCGTGCTGGATGTGGATATTTAGGAAACGGTGCTGTGGGTTGCGTTAACCCAACAAACACACCAGATAGCTGTATATTTGCCTCTGATTGTTACGGATGTTAAATAAGTATTATAATTTACCTTACATTATGATAGGTATTTTATTAAAATATTTAGAAACATCATACTCATATTTTAATATATTTAATTTAAATATGAGTATGAATGAAATGTATGTTATAAAACGAAATGGTGCCAAAGAAGAAGTATCATTCGATAAAATTCTAAAACGATTAAAGATACTAGGAGCAGAAGCTGGTCTAACAAATGTTAATTACTCATCACTTTGTTTAAAAGTAATCGATCAGCTTTATAATGAAATTCCTACATCTAAGTTGGATGAATTGGCAGCAGAACAATGTGCTGCAATGTCTACCGTACATTACGATTACGGAAAATTGGCATCGCGAATAAGTATTTCAAATTTACAGAAAAACACAAGCAGTTCTTTTTGGGAAGTTATGAAAGAAGAGTATGAAGCTGGACTTTTGTGCGAAAATACGTGGAAAGCAATAGATAAAAACCGAGAATTGATTGAAACAAAAATTGACTATGGACGCGATTTTAAAATCGATTATTTTGGGTTTAAAACTTTGGAGCGAGCGTATCTAACTAAAATTAATGGCGTGGTTCGTGAGCGACCACAGCATATGTGGATGCGTGTCTCTGTTGGTATTCATTGGAATAACGTGGAACTTGCACTTGAAACCTACGATTATATGTCCCATCTTTTATTTACACATGCAACTCCAACTCTCTTCAACGCCGGAACGCCACGACCACAACTGAGTTCCTGTTTTTTACTTACAATGGAGAAAGACAGTATTGAAGGCATTTATGACACACTGAAAGATTGTGCGATGATTTCAAAGTGGGCTGGTGGTATTGGTTTGGATATCAATAAAATTCGCTGCGAAGGTTCGCATATTAAAGGCACAAATGGTAGTAGTAATGGGATTGTACCAATGTTACGCGTTTTTAACTCCACAGCTCGTTATGTAGATCAAGGTGGTGGAAAACGCCAAGGCTCTTTTGCTATTTATATTGAACCACACCACGGCGATATTGAAAATTTCTTGGAGTTGCGTAAAAATCACGGTGATGAAGAGCTCAAAGCACGGGATTTATTTTATGGATTGTGGATTTCCGACTATTTTATGAGCTGTGTAGAGCAAGACAAAGAATGGCATCTTTTCTGTCCAAATGTAGCACCAGGACTTTCTGATGTTTATGGAGATGAATATGTTGCTCTTTATGAAAAATACGTAGCAAAAGAAAAATATATGAAGAAGATTAAAGCGCGCGATTTATGGTTTCAAATTCTAGATAGTCAAATGGAAACAGGTACGCCATATCTCTTGTATAAAGACGCATGCAACGAAAAATCCAATCAGAAAAATCTAGGTATTATTAAATCCAGTAATTTATGTACTGAAATCATTGAATATACATCTCCTGAGGAAAGCGCCGTTTGCAATTTGGCCAGTATTGCTCTTAGTCAGTTTGTAAATGAAGACAAAACATTCGACTATAAAGAACTTCATCGCGTCACACAAATCGTTACTAATAACTTGAACCGCGTTATTGATATTAATTTTTATCCAACAGAAAAAACACGCCGCTCCAATTTACTTCATAGACCCATTGGTATTGGCGTTCAAGGTTTAGCTGATGCATTTTTTAAGATGGATATTGCATTTCATAGCGATGAGGCAAAAACAGTGAATAAAATGATTTTCGAGACTATTTATCATGCTGCTATGGAGTGTTCTAATTTTTTGGCGATGGAAAGAATGGCAGGTATGAAAGAAATCCGTCAAGCATTAGATAATGATTATTTGGTTTTCACAGATGAAGATAATAAATTGTGTAGTACTTTAAAACATCTTCGCACAAACAATAATGAAGCTCTTAAAAAGGTGATTGAAGAAATTAAACCATTATCTCACGAAATTAATAATCTTAGTGAAAATCATCTTGGAGCATATTCAACATTCAAAGATAGTCCTCTCAGTGAAGGTATTTTTCAATATGATGCTTGGGGAGTCATTCCTTCTACAAGATATGATTGGAACGCGCTGCGTAATTCCGTAAAAAAATATGGTGTAAGAAACTCACTTCTTGTTGCTCCAATGCCAACAGCAAGTACCAGTCAAATTTTAGGTAACAATGAAGCATTCGAACCAATGACTAGTAACATCTATTCACGACGAACAAACGCAGGTGAATTTACTGTAATTAATAAATATTTAATGCGTGAGCTGATTGATATGGGTATGTGGAATGAGGACTTGAAAAACAATATTATCCGGAATCGTGGAAGCGTCCAGCAAATAGAAGGATTATCCGATGAATTCAAACAAAAATATAAAATCGTTTGGGAAATTCCAATGAAGCATGTTATTGATATGGCGGCTGATCGCGGAGCTTTTATTTGCCAAAGCCAGAGTTTAAATTTATGGTTGGAAGACCCAAATTATAATTCGCTCACATCAATGCATTTCTATTCGTGGAAAAAGGGATTAAAAACAGGTATGTACTATTTGCGTCGTAAGCCAAAGCATCAAGTCCAGCAGTTCACTATCGAACCTGAGTGTGCAATGTGTTCGGCATAAAAATTATAAATAAAATATATTTTTTAACATAATGGATTTTCTAACAATACTGGCTGACCATAATATTTAAATCCTTGATAATGAGAATATAAGTTTGGTGAAATTTTTTCTTTAAAAGTATCATATTCTAAAATT